ATCGCGGTGGGAATTCCCGGTCCCGAATCGAGATCGTTAATTCCGAGTTCCTCGTTTTGCTGCCTTCTCTGTTCTTCATTCGCCGTCTGGGCGTTAGCAAGGTCCGACTCACGCTTGTCCCTTTCAAGTCGGCGTGCCGTCTTGAGGAAATCTGCGTAAGCGTCATATAACCCTGCGACATCGGATGCCTGATAGGCTGGAGTCCATTTTTCCCTGAAGGAGCGGAGTTCTTCCGAGCGTTCAAGGTCTAGGTCCAGTTCGTCAGTAATCTCCTGTATCTCGCGGATCATGTCGGCTGAAGCGTTTGTAAAAGACCGGTTGGTAGTACGGTTTTGCGTATCTGCCTGAACCTTCTCAAGCTCCTCTGCAAGTACCTGTTCGTCCTGAGTTGCCTGATGGCGGATCAGGGCGTTTGTGGTACCTGATAGAGCAGCAATCGAGTCGGCTATCTCATCGAGCGTGGACTTCTCTTCGACGGCGCGTCTATAGCGACCGTTGAGTGAATTAAAGTCCTGCTGCGACTTGCTAAGTGCCGTCTGCTGGTCTTCAAACATCTTCCTCATTTCGGCTAAATCAGCCTGAAGTGAATCTACTGTGGGAGGTTGACCAGGGCTTGGGGCCGGTTGCGCTTCTGCGGGCGCGGCCTCTGTCTCTGGTGCAAGGCTGCCAGTTCCGTTCACTGTTTCCTCTGGCGGGTTTTCAAAACCTGCCGTCTGGTTCTGTAATGTCATGCACTACCCCTTAAAATAAAAAAAGCCGCCGAGAGAATTAATCTCTGGCGACTTAGCGCACTCTTACTATATGTTTGAGTTAGCGTCTAGTTTAGATTTATTACCTTTCCTTTGTCAAAGTTAAAATGCAAATTCGACTTGCATCTGGGACACCTCACCCACATCTCACCGAGAAGTCTCTCTGCGAGCTTACGCCTGCAATGCGGGCATCTTATTCCTGTCTTTGCGGTGGTTGTCATTACTGTCCTACAAAAAGCCTGTCGATGTATTCCTGAATATTATTCAGGTTTACGACTCCTGGTTGTCCTGCGTCACGCTGATCTTTCCTGATCTGTTCGACCATTCCTGCAACAATAGGATTCATAGCCTTTGTGATCGATCCCCTCTTGAGAAGTACCGCTTCGAGATGAGGGTTTCTCATCCTGATATATTCCTTCTGCTTGCGTGCCTCTTTCTCAAGTCCCTTGATTATCTTTTTGTGCTTGCCATTTTTTTTGTAATCGGCTTTGTTTGTGGACTTGAGGTACTCTTTGTATTCATCCTCAACGCCGTGAAATTTCGCTATCCTCATCGTTACGTCCCAGTATTCACGCATTATCTCAACGTCATTGTCGTACTCTTCAATGGCAGCCCTTACCCTCGGGTCCTCGTATCTTTCACCCCTGAACGTGCCAAGCCCTCTTCCGGTAATGTATTCACCGAATTCAGGGTTTTCTCTGTTAGCAGCGGCAATGATTTCCTCGCGATCCTCTTCAAAACTGTCGAAGTCCATGTATCCGCTTTTCTCGTCAATATCAAGCTCGAGGTTAAAGTATTTCTGCGCCCAGTAATCAGCCCGATTCACATCGTCCGGATCGCCTGCTATTTCGGCAAGTGTCTCCTTGTTCGCATCTTCAAAGAATTTATACTCATCCGCTCGTTGACGTTTCAAGTTTTTGATTGCTGTACCAACATCTTCAGGTGACGCACCGCTGTTGAGCTTGGATATCAGTTCCTGTTCAAATCCAACAAATCTATTGCTCAACTGTTCAAAGGCAAGCCCGAGATCGTCTTTCTTCTTGGCCTTGAGCCTGTCGATATATTCAACCATTCGGGGATCTTTTTTAATGATATCGAGTTCACCTTCAGAGAGATTATCGGGGTCCCATCCAGCCTCATCACCAACTCTCGCGGTCGGGCTTTTTTCACCCGCGGCAATCTTTTCCCCCGTGATTTCCTGAAGAAGATCATTCCATGAGAGAGGAGCTGATTTAACTCCCCAGACCTCACCTGCGGCAAGTGAGATTGCACCACCGATATCTCCCTCGGCGACCCTTTCCCCAGCCTGTGGTATTTCGTCTGCGGCAAAGGGAATATGCTGTTCAAGAAAATAACCTGCCTGTTTCAACAGATCGTCTCCAGGAAGCCATTCGGGATCATTCGGCGCCCATCCTGCTTTGGGTTCCTCTCCTTCAAATGTTTCGTCTGCACGCCAATCCCATATAAGCGATATTGGACCTGACGCAACTCCTCTGAAAGCATCAAGGGGAAGTTGCCCCTGCGCTGGACCTGCCATTAACGTAACCATCATTCTCAGCATCGAATCGTATGGACCGAAAATACTGTAGTCCCTGCCCTTAAACCTTATCCGCATAAAGTTTGAGTTATAGTTCCAAATACCTTGCTTATCTTTGACCATTACCCTAAAATCGGTTTCGTTACCAAGCGCCCAGTTAGCACCAACTGTGAGAAGGGTTCCCTGCGATATCATCCTGAGCATTGAGCGTCGGGCAATTCTTTCCTGTATAGAAGTTTCCGCAAACTTTCCCTGACCACCCATCATGGCTCTTCGTGCTTTACCTCCGCCCGGAATAATGTCTGCAACAGCACCGAGAGGGTCTTTTACCGTACCCTTGGCAGCCCGTCCCATGTTCTCAAGTCTTGCCTGAAAAAAGCGTGGGGCAAAAAGCAAAAAATCTCCAAGAGTTCCACCGAACTTTTTGCTTCCGTGTCCGGTGGCTGAATTAACTGCATCACCGATCTCGCGACCAAGATCGGTACCTTTTATTTCATCCAGCGTGCGACCTTCCGCTAAAAGTTCCTGAACTATGTCATCGGCCCATTCAATTCTCATCCTTACGCCAATAACACCGAAGGCTCTGTTCGCCTGTTTGATTCCAGGCGTTTTGCCAATCGTTTTTCCAATTGTAAATTCAGTATCGGGTTCGATATGAACACCAAGAGCGGCGAGATCATCGCTTGTAAGTCGTCCGTTAATTCTAGCTTTCTTGTTGAACTCATTAAGAAAACTGCCGAGCAGTTTATCGCCTTTACGAAAATCACTAATTTCAAGTTTCTTTTTCAGGAACGAATCTGAATCTATAAGTTTTACATTAGGAAGTCCCCATGCCCGAAAATGCCAGATAAATGCCTTGGTGGCCATTGCCGGATTGTCAAAAAGCCTCAGCAGTCCCTGAATAGGCATTGCGCTGTCGTCAAGAGTTGCCCTGAGTGATCTATATTGCCTTGAGTGCCACATCCATGCATTGCTTAACCATGCACCACGACCCGTTGTCGGTGCTTCCGCCTCAATCATCTTATTAATTCGGTTTGCCAGTTCTGCTGGATATGCCGTACCCCTGAACTGGGGCATCCTGATTTCTCCCATACCTCGCGGGGTCTCGCTTGCTATAGATTTTGCCCTTGCCAGCTCACTTTTTAATAGCTGATATTCATCCTTTAGCCCTTTCAATGCGTCCTGTGAATCGTAAAGATTAATTAGAGATCTGATGGAGTTATCATCCATCGTAGCAGCGTCACCGTGCGCTTTCTTGATCTGCCCTTTTATTCGATCAATATCACGTTGTTCGACCTTATCAAGAAGTTTTATGACCCTTGCCTCTTCTTTCTCAAAAGCCCTGTAAGCATCATTTAAACGTTCCTCGGTTCTTTTTACCTTTAGCAAGGCTCGTTCCTCGTTGATCATGTCACGGCGGGCCTGTATCGACAGTTTGTCCATACCGGCAAGACGGTCTGCCTCGTCTGCCATATCCTGGACCCTATCTTCAAGGTTGATCTGATCATCGGTGACCTTATCAACTCTTTCTCTTAGGCTTTCCGTTCTGCGAACCATCTTGTCGTAAACCTCACCGATGCCGCCTGCTCTCTCGTATGCGGCAGGATCTGACTCTACAGCACGGGCGAGGTTCCCGAGATCGTCTATATCTTTCTGAAGTTTATCGGTAAGGCGGGTCCACTTTTTATCGCTGGTGCGTACCTTCGCCTTACCGCGTTTTAGTTTTTCGTTATTTCTAAGGATCTTTCTTACAAGTTCCCTGCCCTCGGTAACCGCCTGCCCTGCAAGAAGTCGGGCCTCTTTTAGGTCTGCCGCGCTATATTTTCCTGCGACGGCATCCTGTCTGCCCTTGGCTTTCTGAGTGCGTTCCATTGCCTCACCGGCAGCACGCGTTGTTCTTCCTCGAACCCTTTCTGTTTCAGCAGCGCCTTTCTCGGCGGCTTTTTCCGCCCGCCGTGCCGCTCTGTCTGCAACCTGTCTGAGAGTCGTGGAACGTACTATTCTGCCGAGGACGGTATTTTTCTTTGAGAGAATTTTTTTTGTAAGTTTATGGCTTTGAATAAAAACCGGGTTCTCTGCAATCCGAGTTGCCATTGTTGAGCCGATCAGGTTTCCGTCTGCATCCCTTGCTTCCTTGAAAACCCTGCCCATATGGGTATCTCCAACATCGATTCCTGACTTTCTCACATAGGTTTCAACAGCATTTTTAAAACTATCGTATTTAAATCCTTTTAAAATACCTTCAGACTGACTCGAGAATTTCGCGGTCTTCTTGTGAGTTGCTCCACCTCTTCCAATCCCGGCCTGTGCTGTTTCTTCAATAAATTCACTTTCGGCTCCTCCCCTTGGGATATAGAAACCGCCTTCTGCAATATCGTGTCTTGTTCCAAGAGGAACCTCAAGTTCGTTAAGGGTATCCTCAATTGGTTTGAGTCTTCTTCTTACTTCCTGAAGAGCTGTATGTTGCTCGTTGTTCAGAAATTTGCTGTAGGCTGGATAATTTGCTGCAACGTCCGCTATGGTAGGGGGCAATTTCATCCCCCGAACAGGGGGCAGATTGGCAATTGTGCCGTTATCTGCAATTTCAAAAGCGTCATCAATAAGATAATCGACTTCGGATGAAATCGATGCGGCGAGACTTTCCCCGTTGTCGATTGCCCTTGCTCTTGAGTCTATAGCGTTATCGACAAAATCGTCGTAGACAGAATTATTTCCGCCGACCATTTCGACAAGGTTGGTCAAAAGATCTTCTTTCTTTGTCAGGCTTACCTTCACATCCTTGACACCAAAGATGTTTGCCTCGGGGGCCTTGATTGTCTGGATCACATCGGGAACTGCACCAGGAACATCATCTCCGCCGCTTCTGCGAAACAACTTTCCACCAACCCAGCTAATTCCATCTGGCACGTTTCTGAATCCCCAGGCAATCGCCCTACCTGTTCCTCTTCCTATTGCTGTCTCAAGCCCGATAGCGGGCAATGCTATTTCATAAGCTATCTGTTCCAAGCCTCTCATCCCGGGAGTTCTCGTAAAACTTTCGTTCCAGAGATCCTGACGTTCAAAGTAATCAAGACCTCTTCCAAGTTCATTTTCTTTTTTGGCCAACTGGTTGAGAAAAAACTGTTCCTCTTCTTTATCCAAACCATGCAGTAACTGTGAAATTTGCTCTCTACCGTAAGCAGCACCTTTCCCATACTGTTCTGCGCCTGAAAAAACTGTAGCCGTAAATGCTCCGGCGGGTGTCGCCATTAGGAAATTTTTTACCGTCTGACGTTCTTTTTTCAGATAATCCATAAATTCCGGCGTAGGCTGGTACTTCAATCTTCCGTCGGTATGACGAATGAGTGATGGATCGGCCTTTTCTAGTGCAATCAGTTCCTCGGTTGTCGGGTTTCTGTGTTCAAAACGTGCCATGTATCCCGGATCTGTGACCCTTTCAGGTATCAGTCCGAAGACAGGGCCTCCGACATCGGTAAGCCAGTTCGATTTTTTAGGCGCGGGGTTTTCAAAATCCTCCGGAAGCTCGGGGAATACGGGTCCCGCAGGTACCTTCTCCGATTCTTCTCCCTCAGCAAGATTGGGATTCTGGGTGAGCCATGCTTGTGCTGTGTGATGTGACATTATGCTCTGCCTCTTGTAACTATAGTTCTGCCTCGGCCACGCGTTCTGAGAAGAGGTCTTCGTTTTGAAATATCTTCACGTTCAAGTCTTTCCTGTTCAAGTTTAAAGAAAGGACTTTCCTTAAATCGCTCTTCAAATCCAGGGAGTCTCTGTCCAAAGAAATCTCTTTCGGACACGGCTGGGTCTGTGTGCTGTCGTCTTATATCCTCTCTATGATCTGCTCCGCCAAACTTAAAGCCTTTTTTCCCTTTTTCCGCTTCTTCTCTTGCCCTTCTGGCCTCTTCCTGAGCCTGTTTGGTTCTTGGATCTTCTTCACTGAAATATCTGGCAGTTTCTTCCGATTCCTTTGCCGCTCTTTCCCTTTCCCGCTGTTCCTGCTGTTGTTGTTCCTGCGCCCGTTTAAACCCTGGAGAAGAAAAGTATGCGCTGTACGCCTCTTCATCAAGCTGGGGAACAGAACTTTTTTTGAACTCTTCCTGAAATCCCGGAAGTTTCATTTGCTCGGAAAGCCATCTTGCAAATTCAGGTCTTTCAACTGCAAATTCGCTAAGTTCAGGTTCAATTGTGCTGAACTCAAAATTTCTGGGTTTTGGCTGCGGTCTTGCAACAAGGCCGGGAATATCGTAAGTCTTTCCCTCCCATTCAAACTCAGTAGGAAAAGCGGGCGGCTGTCCAGGATTAAGTCTTTCACGCACCGTTACCTTGTGCTGATCAAAGGCGGCGCTGCCTTTTTCATAAAAAGGAAGATCCTCGAAATAGTTTTCGTAAAGATCATTTATAGCATCTGTCCCCTCGGCACCACTATATCCTGCCTCCGTTGACAAACGTGGTACGACAGTACCGGTAAAGTAATTGATAAACTCGGCACTTGAGTCAGCTCCAAGGATTCCTTTTTCAACGGCCATTGCAGTTATCTGCTGCCGTCTGTTTTTATCCTCGGCAAAAAAAGCACCTGAAACCGCCGTATCAAGATCGCCGCTTATCATGGCCATTGCCGCATCCGGAGTTGTCCCTCTGAATATATCCCTGTAACGCTGCCACTCCTGATCGGAAACACGCCCCTTTGTGACCGGCTGGTTTCCTATCCACAGTGACCTGTCCCTGAAAAGGGCTGTTTCAAGATCCTTGTCGAGTGCGGTGTTGTTGTCTGCATATCCCGCACGGCGAGCGCCTTCCGAATAACTATCGGCAAATCCCTCGTATTCGGTCACACCCGTGTTGGCATCTGTCTGAAAAAACGCTTTGACTACGTTGTATCCGCCGGTGGTCAGCCACTGCGCCGGAGTCATGTTCATCTGGTAGGCCTCGGCTTTTACCCCCTCGTCGATCACACCGTTTTCAACAAACCTATCACGGAACTTGGCCACCGCAGCTGCGATATCGCGATTAATATCGCCGTAACCTTTTTTATCGGAACCCGAAAGTCCTTCTTTGCTTACCGGATCTACATACTTTGAGGGGTTTTCCACGCCGCCTGCGTCACCGATCCACCCGAATACCGTTTCATTAAAATAATCTGTCTCTGACTGGAACCTTTCGATATCAACGGGTTCCTGTTCAAAAAGAAGTTCGGGAACGCCGAAGAATGTTTTACCTTCGGACTCTGCTTTACCCTGAAGATGCTCTGTGAAATCTCCTTTTGTTGTTCTCGTTCCATCAAAAAAGTCGAGATAAAGTTCACCTGCCACACGGTTGTGGATCGCATTAAACGATTGTTCGAGCTGGCCGCGCTGCCTCATCATATCTCCGACAACAGCCCGTTCAAGGCTTGCCTCGTCGGTTATGTCGATTGCACTATGATATTCAAGTCTTTCCTCAAGGTTGGTTATTTTATCGACCCCGAGAAGTTTGACCACAAGGGATTCTGAGATGCTGCCATCTTTTGCTCCCTGCAAGAGAACCGGTTCCATCATATGTTCAATGAGGGGCATGGTCGGGTCTACCCTGAGCTGATTGCCCTTTGCGTTCAGAACCCTGTTGAGAATATTCTTTGATACACTG